CCACGGCTTCCGCTTCCTGCCGCACCTTTGGCTACACGGGCATAGCTTCCTGCCAGGCTGGTCAGCTTCCGGAACAGTTTCGGATCATCACCTGCCCGCTGGACCACGGCCGCCCGGAACGTCTCCGGATCCGTGACGCCATTCTTATACATCTGGAAAAATTCACTGTCCAGCTGGTCTGTAATATCCTGCTCCCGCTGTGCTTCAAACTGTTTGTTAAGAGCCACTTCCTGCCGGTACGCATTCCAAAGTTTTTTCTTCTCTGCCGGGGAAGCCGCCCGTCCCTGTGGATGGGAAAAGCCTATCAGTTTATACGCATCCAATGCGATCGGACGGAAGCCGCTGGTCCCGCTCTGGTAAACCATGCCGGTCTTGGCATCGTATATTCCTACATGGGAAGCATCCCCGTCCCCGGCGCTGTCCCAGTAAACGATATCCCCATTACGCAGTTGGTTCCGGTTCGTGAAGGTACGGCCGGCAGCATGTTCCTGCTCCCAGGCAGTCGGTGCCCAGCACGGGATCGGTTTAAATCCGCCAGCCTCCAGCGCCGCATTGACGCCCTTGGTGCAGGTGTTTCTTCCCCAGCCCTCGCCCCGGTCTGACATATCCTTAAACCATGCCACGGAACTGTTGCTGTTCCCATTACCGGAAAATCCGTCCGAAAAAATGTGATCATACGCAGCCTGCATATTGTCGCCAAACTGTGAGAACAACGTCTTTGCTGATACCTCCTGCATCGTTTCCATACGGCTTTGGTATACGTTCTTCGCATAGCCGGTCAAAGTCTGCGGGTCCATGTACCCGCCGTACTTTTCAATATAGCTTTCCGCCCTGCCGGTATCCCCGCTGGCATAGCTCCGGTTGATTACCTGCTGTGCAATGGCTCCCACCGCCTTGCGTTCTGCCTGCCGGATCACCTCGTCGCCCTGGCCAAACAAACGCGCCCGGGTAGACATGATGGCTTCTTTGATGTTTTCGTCTACGATATCCGGCGCCATGTAATTGTCTGCCGCAGTCTGCATGTTCATCTGCAGACCATTGTTATATGTCACATCCTTGTATGCTTCCGCCTGCTGGTATTGGTGCCGCTGCAGCATTGTGTACCGCTGGGCCGCAGAATTATCAGCCAACCGGTTGAATGCCTGCTGCCCCTTGGCGGTATGGAAATGATACTGCCCGTACACTTCCTCCCGGATCTTTTTTTCCTGCTCGGTAAAATCTGTGGTCACATTGCTGGCGCCCTCAAACTTGGTATTCATCAGGCCGTTGTCAGGATTGTACAGCAGCTCGTTTACCCGCTTGGTATATTCATTGGACGCCGCCTGTGCGTTCACTGCATCTGTCTGCTCCTGCTGATGCTGGATGACAGCGCCTACCTGTCCGATGGTACGCCCCAGCGCATTATACATCCGGCCGGCAGCTTCGTTTCCGTGCGCCTGGGCATTGGCGATCTGCAGACCGATACGGCCCGCCTGGGCTAATGCCTGGGCAGAGCCGTCGTCATAGGTGCGGACAGGTACCGCATTGATGGAGCTTTTCCCTACTACCGTATTAGTGCTTACAAGTTTCATTTAGAATACCCCCGTCCAGCCGGATTTCTTCACTGCGACTTTAGGACCGAAAGAAGCAGTGAATCCCTGATATACACCAGTTGATCTCGGTACATAGCCGGTCATGCCGGTGAAGGCAGTATCGCTGGCAACTGCACTGTGTCCTGCCGCCGTCGGTGTCTGCGCAGCCGCAGCCGTTTCCGTTGCCGTCGGTGCCGTGCTTCCGCCTGCGCTCCGCATGCCGTACATGGAAGCAGCCCCGGATAACAGTGTGCTAAACATGCCGATCTGCCCCATCTTGGCCGCCTGCTTCGCCTGATCAACATAACTTGCAGACAGCCGGTCATACTGCTGGGCCGTCAGGTCCGTATTGAATGCCTGCGCCTGCTGGGCATTGCCCTGGTTCCGGTAGTTAACCTCCTGCACATAGTTGTCATACGTTGCATTCCGCTGGTTTGCCAGCAGGTTGATGCTGTCCTGCTCCCATGCGTCATTGGTTGCGGTCAGGATATCCAGCCCACTTCCTACGCCGCTGACAATACCGGCCGCACCCATCTGGGCATTGTTCGACGCGATAGCCAGCCTTCGCCGTGCGTCCAGCTGTTGCTGTTTCTGTGCAAACTGTTCCGCTACCTGCTCACCCTTCCGGTTTTGGATCCTCGCGTTCTGGTAGCTTGCTTCAGCCTGCTGTCGCTGTTGTTCAGCCTGCGCCCTTGCGGCGGCCGCCTGTTCAGCCGCAGCCTGTGCCTGGGCATTGGCGGAAGCTACTGCCGCCTTGGTCTGCTGTTGCTGTCCGTACATCTGCAGGCCTGTAGATAACCCTGCCAGCGCCATCGTTATACTGCACATGTCATTTCACCTCTTTCAACAAAAACGGGAAAAATATTTCTCCCCGGTTCCCCATGGGTACCGGATCCAGCAACTGCCCGCCCAGGTGCATGATGTACCGCAGGTACGGTTCGTTGCCGGCCCAGATAAAATTACATAACGTCCCGGCTTCCTCTATCCACCGGGCAGCAAATTGCTTGCCGTAATACACCAGCGCCCGGTTATGCCGGTATGCTTTGTTAGTGCCTAAAAACCAGATCGGTACCGCCCGGCCTCCGTTGATATCCACCGGCCCGGCTCCCAGCCCAAAGATTGCCAGCAGATTGCCTTCCCGGTCCCTGACTGCATAACAGTGCTTGCTGTACTGGATGCTGTCCCATACACTCTGGTATGGTTCCTCCGGTCCCATGATCAGCTCCTTCAGGTCCGGCTTCCGGATATCCATCAATAATTCATCCACCAATTTTTTTGTGGGATATAATACCCGTTTAAATTTAACCACCAGGGACCACCACCCTTACAATAGACGCCACGGAAAGCGGATACGGGTATGAGGAATACAGCACAATGCGCCCCCAGTTATTAAAGCCGCCTATCGCTACGTTGGGGACCGTTACATTCTTTTCCCCGGAAAATAGTGTTACCGTCTGCGCCATTAATTCGTCATATTTCATAACGTCCATCTTGTCTGTCGTAATGCCGATCTTTCCGCCCAACGAACGCGTCAGCCGGAGTATGGCAGCCGATACTTTTTTCTTCCGGCCCTGCATCGTACCGTCGGAAAGCTGCAACTCAATGTTAGGCATTTCCAGTGTGCTGTTGTACCGCAGGCCCATGACATACTTTGTGCAGGGCACATCCAGCGTTACCGTACCAGCGCTGTCTGCCTGCAGGCTCATGATATGTTCTCCGTCAGCCAGCACATCAACCGTTTTATTTTTAAGCCATGCGGCCGTAATTGTTTTACTGGCTGTGCTGTTGGTGCCCTTCTTGGCACAGTCCAGCATGATGTAATCATCCGGATCATCGCTGTGTCCCATCTCATGCAACAATTCCAGATACCGTCCGTTGTCCCGGTCCACCACAAAATACAGATCATTTCCGTCGCCGGTGTTAACCACCTCTGCCGCTTTGATTGCTCCGTCTGTTACGATACGGGACCAGGCATACACTTTTTGATCATTCACGTATGTCAGACAGGCTGCAGTCCCATCAGACAGAACGCATATCAACATGCTGTCCGGATCCTGTTTATAGGTCATCGCAATTATATTTGCGTCCTGCGTTAAATGCTTTGCAAGAATCGTCAGGTCTGCACCATCATAGCTGTCTGTCGTGTAGCTGTACTGCATGTCCCGGACGGTCTTACCGCCCTTTTGTATATACACCAGCTGGCCGCCAATCAGATCTGGTTCCACGTCACTGCACCCGCGTGCCGTCTGCAGTTTTGGTGTTGCCTGTTTCGGTGTGACGGTCTCACTACCGGACAGTATCCACTCGTTACCTTCCGTCAAAACCACCAGGTCGGAGAATGCCATCAGGTGCTTGATTTTATAGTCCTTACGGGAAATAAATGACAATGCAACTGCGCTGTCATCCATTACTTCCCCGCCATCGCTTTCGACCTCAAAATTCCAGTAATCCCCGGTGCGGCTCATCCATACCATGTACGGGTATTTGTTGTTAGCCGCCAGGCATAACCGGTCCTGGAAAAAAGCTATCGCGGACGGATAGCCATAGGCAGCGCTCCAGCTTCCCAGCTCCCATTTGTCCGTTGCTTCAGCATATGCGAATTTCTTCTGTACCTGTGCCGTGCAGCTTTTCCCGCCGGAAGCTACCGCGGTAATGCGCGCTGTCCCGATATTGTTATATGACAGCGCCGTCAAAGTAGCGTTAAAATTACCGGACGCAATGTTTGCGTACAGCCTGATATACGTGTTTTCCTCAAACGTCCCGGTCTCCGTTGCATTGAAATCATCCTTACTGGAATACGTCCGCAGTGTTCGCCATGTAGAATTATCCTCGCTGTACTGTACCTGGAATGATCCGGTCCATGTTCCGTGAGATGTTACTTTCCACCCAGGCTTGCCGGCCAGTGTGCTGGAGCTGGTCCGCTCCGTGGATGTCCTGCCTGCATTTGCTGACAGGCTTATAGAATCAATATCGCCTGTGTCTGGATTTGTGTATTTTAATGTAACAGTTACACTGCCCAGCGATATTTCCGCATTAAGTCGCAACCAGATAGTTCGGCTCAAATAGCCTGTTTCATCTATGTTGGTATCATCTTTGCCGGTATATGTGCGCATGGTCTGCCATGTATCCTGCCCATCGTCGGAAAACTCTACACGCACGGTGCCGGTCCATGTTCCGGTAGTCGACACGTTCCAATATGCGTTTTTTGCCCGGCGTCCGCCGGTATTATTTCCTTTGGTGCTTTTGGGAATTTTAATATCGATCTCCCGCACGGCCGGTTTAACTAACTGCGTCAGCTTTACCCAGTTTCCCACTTGGTTGTTGAACAGTGCAGCACTCCCGTTATAAGTCAGCGTTACCGTGCCTGATCTTCCAGACGGCGTGATCGTTGTCCCCTCTATGTTAGTGGTACCGTCAAAATACGCCGGGGCCGCCACAAATTCAGAAAAGGCCCAGCTGGTGTCGCCGTTGCGCCGCAGCAGCTGCACCGGATGGTTACTGCACGCGATAAACATGATAGACGCCGACTGTGCAAAGCGCAGCAGTTTTAATTCCGCTGCCGTGTAAGGTGTTGACAGCGTGGCTTTTTTTATGCCGTCGCGCCATACATTCAGCGTATTGTTACCAAACTCCAGCAGGTAGCTTACCTGTTCGGAAATTCCGAACTCTTTCAGCAGCACATTTCCGGTGCCTGTCAGATCTGCTACGTGTACCATGCCCGGCCGCCGGTATGCAGATCCGTAAGGCCGTATAAAAAAGTTTTTAGCCTGCAGCAATGCGCTCTGGTATTTGCCAAGATCCACCCGGTTGGCTACGTCCGGGGAAATCTCACCGGCAGCGAACGACGGCTGCAGTATATACATCCTCTCGTCTGCCATGGTCTACCTCCGGGATAAAAAGTATTTGGACGGATAGTCAGGCACCTTGTGCCTCTCTTCCATCTGCGTAAACTTTGCTTCCTGCAAAAGTGAATTGCCCTGGGCCTGCATAGCCTGGGACAGATTTGCGGATCCGGTCAGCGGTACCGCAATGGCTCCGGCCAGATAGTAAGACAAAGCCTGCGTAAAATCTGCAGTGAATATGTCAGCATCTTTGACATCATAGATATATTGCAAAAAGGCGTCCGCGTGGTTACACACAAGCGCCTTGGTGTTATCGTTCAGAATCACCTGGTCTATGTTCCCTTTAAAATTTTTTGCCAGCACCAGCCAGGTATTGTCCTTGTTAAAAATCTTGCGGGCCATCACGCAGTCATTGGGATAGGCGTATACATAATCCCACCCGGGGACCGTTGTATCAATCTGCGCCAGCTCCGCCGTTTTGAGCGCAAAGCTCCAGTTATAAGCCCGCAGTAAAACCTTCCGCTGCAGGTCATAGTGTACCTTGCAGGTACGCGCCTCCTCCGTATCTTCATGGAGGCTGGCTATTGTCCCCTTACCGATATGGTTCAGGGCCATATTGCAAATGTCGGTAATGTTCATGGTCTTACCTCACTTCTTAAAAAAGGGACGGACTTCCGCCCGCCCCTCTAAAACTTTGATCATTCAGCCTGCTTCATGTTGACGTCCAGCACCAGGCCGGCAGTGACTACTGCATCACCGGACTGGGTACCGGTGCAGGCCAGCCGCAGGAATTTTTTCAGCCCTGCGGGCAGGCGTGCCGCCAGCACATCGCCGGTAGCGTCAGCCGGTACAGTGTAGGTAGCTACATCGGTATAGGTGCCGGTAGCGGTATCTGCATGCTGCAGTTTTACAGTCAGCGCTGCACTGGTCGCGCCGCCTGCTACATTGATAGCCAGGAAAGGCGCTTCGTATGCAGCGCCGCCTCCGCCGTTGGCCACTACATCAGAAGCAGCGCCCAGGGAAGCAATAGCCTTTTTGTGATAGAACATGTTCTCATAATCCCAGATCATAGTTA